TACTAGATAGTAAGAATCTGGCGCATTTTTATGATTTTTCCATTTCATTCCATCAGCCTTTGTCTGAAAGTGAGTTAAAACCTCGTGTTCTAAATCAAATGCGATAAAGTTTTCATCAAGTTCAACTTCTTCTTTAATTTTGGTTGCAAGCTTTACTCTGGTATATGGTAACTCATCGCCCACTTTAATGTCAACTGGTTTATCATCATCGGTTGCAAATTTTCCTATTTGAATAACTTTTGAACCATCATTCTTTTTCATCATATCAACAGCTTTACTTTTATCTTTAAACTGTCCTATGACCTTGTTCTTAGAACCCTTTTCTAAAACTACAAACATACCTTGACTTTTTGCTTCATCAAGTTCTACAGATTCATCAATTAATGACATTTGTTCTTTTCTCATTTCTACTGCGATAGGCAAAAGTTTTTCAATGTCTTCATCATCCAAATCATCTAAATGTGTTGCATTGAGTTTCGACATTTCTGCCAACTTAGACTTCCATTTTTCTGCAACTGTATTACATGCATCGTTGATACTACTACATTTACGAATATCGTGATGCAAGTCTTGCATTTTTGATCTAGAAGTTTCTGGATCATACCCATAAAAACCGGCCGTATATCCGGGCAGATAATGAGAATCTTCTTCTTTAATACCGCTTTTTGGTGCATTTCTCATTTTCTGACCTTCGATCCAATCTTTTGCTTTTGGATCGCTAGGATCTTTTCTAATCCACTTTTCTAATTTCTTGTGTGCCTTTTTAGCTTCAGATTGCCAGTTAGAACCGTTCGAATTGTCAATAACATACATATTTGATTTTCCAAACATACTTGCATATTTTTTCAAATTCTTTTGTACTGCATTCCACATTTCGGTGACTTTTTCTGCACCAATAGTTCTATTTCTTTTCTGATCTCTTGCAATAGCAGTTTCTAAATTTGTATTGACATAGATCATTGCACATTCGTATCCAACCTTATCCAAAAGTTTTTTCTGGCCCATAATCTTATTGACATCTTTGCCAGTACCGTCTATAATAACACCTAACCGACCGTCTACATATAAAGACTTTTGTTTTGCAGTAAGATCAGTCGCTTTAACTCTAATTTCTTGTCCTTTATCTGACCAAATATCATCTGAGTTTTTAGCATCTAATCCAGCGCCTTTCAACAATTTTTCATATGCAGGGTCAGGATTGACTACACGCAGTCCAAGATTGATAAGTCCTAGTTGTCCGCCACCCATAAACTCTTTAGGATCGCCGCCGACTGTAGGGGATTTACCCTTTGTCTCAGTACCAATAAAGGATTTACCAGATCCTGGCCCACCAGCAAGAAACACAGCCTTAAAAATAGCAAGATCATTGACACCTTCTTGCAATTCTTGATTTTCTAACATTCTCGAATAAATTTTGTTAATATCAACCATATTACTTGTCCCATGCCTTTGCTGCGTTAAAATTATTGAAACTGAATTCCATTCTATCTACCAATTTGACAGCGGTAGTACCATCACGGTCGATAGCAACATACCCTTCAGGATTCGAAACTTTAAATCCGTTATCAACTTTCACAAAAATATCAGTTAATTGTTTTACACTATTTAGTTTATTTACGATTAGAGATTTTGCATCTATTATACCTTCCATAAAATCTACAACCGCATATGCTACGCCATCTAATTTAATCAATTTTGCAACGATTTCATCTCTCAAATCTTCTTTAATTTTTCTGGACTTTTCGGTTTTCAATTTAATGATAATTTTTTCATCGAAATATTTTTTGACATACATTGAATATCCAAGATTGCCCATATTTTTAGTTGATATGTTTTTGCCTTCGCGGATGTATCCATTTAGATATGTTTTAAAACTACCACCAGCAAGTCCCTTGACAAATACTTTTTTCTGAATATCTAAAAATGCCTTAAAATCATTTGCTTTGATCTTTTTGAATTTACGCCCTATAGTAGACAACGCACCATCGACAGCGGTTTTTTCCGATCCAGTAAACTTTGCAGTACCAGAGACATCTTTGAAAGTCGCATCATCCATCCAGACACTACTAGATTTTTTCAATTTCGATATATCTGCACCAAATGAGGCCGACATTGATTGTAAGTCTGAGCCCTTGTAACTAGTGTGCCATACAACACCAATTTTTGCAGATGATATTTTTTTACCAAAATCAGATTTTTTATCGACAGCATACATCAATGTGTTGGGTTGAAAGGTGACATAATCAATACCGTCTAAAGTTTTATCTGATTTGTCATTAGTGAACATTAAATCCCCTTGAATGACATTCTTGATACCTAGCTTGGAAAATTCTGTAAAAGAAGTTTTGAATTTTTCTACTAATCCACCACTTAGTTTTGGATCTGCGTCTATCTCTGCAAGTGATTTATATAGCAAAGGAACTGCATTAAATACAGACTTTTTCGCAATGAAAAATTTACCATCAGAAGGATCGATTCCCGCGAATACCGCTGGAGCTCCATCCCATTTAACAGTCATATTCATTTTTCCTTGAGAATTGCCGTCAAGCATATCCCTCAATGACTTTAAAAAATTGATAGCAGATCTACCACCATCAATTCCTCCATTGATAATTTCATCTTCCAGATGTTCTAGGTGTAAATTTTTACCACCTTTAGATTCTTTCAAGAATCTACCGAAACTACGCATACTTTACTTCTCCTATTAATAAGTTTTGTTAGATATTTATGATAATTTTGCAAAAGGACCAAATAAATCGCCCTCCTTTTGAGACATAAAAAACAAGTCTCTAATAAATTCTTTTCTTCTTTTTTCGGTCATATTGGCGATAATGAAGGCAAATGTTACAATTTGTGAAATCGTTGTAACATCCTTCGTTCTGCCCGTAGTCCAAGCTTGTTCGAGTTGAGAGACAAAAAGTTTCAAATCCCCTTTAACGGTGAATAGTGATTTTTTTGCCATTATAACCTTTAATTTTTTTTCAAAATCTTTTTTATCGAATTTCATAAAGTGGGTATGCTCTGGCATACGTTGTTTGTCTTTTTTTAGCTCGATTTTGAGCATATCTTTAGGCACTTTTCCCAAAAAGGCGGCTGCGCCTGAGGCAACAAATTCATATGTAATATTACCGATAGGACCAGTATTGCTTTTCACACCCATCTTGTAAATTGTGTTATCATATTTTACTTCGAGTTGACTCGTGAGAGAGTTAAAGGTTTTTGAATTCTGGCCATATGGAATATTTAAAACAAATGTTGAATAAGACACGTCTAAATCTTTTGTGGTATTAGTTAGATTTATCAAATCATAACTTAATTTTTTGCCGTTATTCTTTTTCAATGAAATTCCAACAATATCCATTTTATTAAATGCCTCAATCAATATGAAATTGCATTCCAACACACTGACTGCATCATCTAAAGCTTTTTTATAATTCGGGAGTTTTGAAGATCGGATCAACCAAATATCTGCTGGGTTCCAACTGTCTTTTTTTGTAATTTTAAATTTGGTGTTTACCAGTTCTGTTATATAATCCATGAAACCACCATCGCGAATATATACATTAAAATGGTTATTGGGGAGTTTGGTTTCTTTTTCTATTTGATAAAATTGTAACTCAAAAGAATTATACCAACTTCTTTCTGCCATAATGTTTGGATATATTTCTAAAAGTTCTGGTAGTAGTTGCTCAAATTTTTTATAATTTTTGGTCTTACTGGACAACAATTCTTCAAATATTTTGAGAGTAACCAACTCTTGCTGTTGAGTTGTGGGGGCAGTACTATTAGGATTTGTTCCATTGCCGAATCCCAAAGCTAAAAAAGGATAGAGTTTTTTATACGATGATAGGTCAACGGTCAGTTTAAAATCGTTCAGAATTTTTACCTGTCCGAATTTTGAGCCTTGGCCAGTTTCTAATGTCATAAATTCGTCAAAGTCATTGCCATAAGTCGCCTGCATTGTTTCAAACAAAGCAACTGCCGATTTTTCTCTTTTTGAAATCAATCCAAGATCTTTGATTTCTTGGATTGATTTTGGTCTGTAGTTATATGGCACAAAAAAACCTTTTTTATAGTATTAATAACTATTTATAAAAATTTTACATGTAGTGAAGAAATGTACCTAACGTATATTTGTCATTTGACACAACTGGTTGTTCTGTAAACGGATGAGTCCAAAATGGTGGAAAAATTGCTAGACGACCTTTCTTGGCTTCAACACTGGTGTTGTAATCAGGAAAAACAGTTTGACCGCCCTCTTCGACTGTATTTAGATAGAATTGACAAGTCAAAAATCTTTTAGCTGTTGGGTGATCTCCAACATCAGTATGATATTTAATTTCATCTTTACTGCCAGCGGAGTATTTTTTCATTTTAATTTCTTCGTTATGGCATTGGGACGGAAAAAACATAATATTATTATGTCTACGATAACTTTCAACATATTCAGAAACTTTACCCAAAACAGACACAGATTCTTCTTCAAAAGACTTGCCCAGATCTTGAGAGAAAAAATTCAATTCTGTGAAATTTTTAACTTCTCCGATTTCTATTTTTGTATGAGCATGTTTAACTTGATTAAACAAGTCAATCAATCGATCACAATGATCGTCATCTAAGACATCATCCCAAACAGAAATATATGCCATATTTCCATCTGGTGGAATAATTACAAATTAATCCTCATTTACTTCAAATTCGTGAATTTCTGTTTCTTCTTTTTCTACTTTATCTGTCATATTTTAATCTCTACACTTCCTATTTTTTTAGAGTTATTTGAAAAATTATTTGAGTAGTCCTGACTCGAACCACTATTGTCGATTATCTCATCTTGAGCAGAATTTTCTACATCATATAATCGCATTTTGGGCCGGTCGATTCCTACTACAAATCTTTTATAGTTATTCAAATCGTTGTAACGATTTTTGAGTTGTTTTACCAACACCTGATTTAGTTCTTCCAATTCTTCTGTCGCAATCAATGCAAACATTAAATCGGCAGTCGCGGGCAGTCCAAACGATTCGGACGTATCAGTGAGTTCTACATCACTACTATTATATCCGCTTCGAGTCGTCTGAGTTGCACTCATAATCGGCACATTATGTTCTACCGCAAGACCCCGCAATTCTTCTGCAATCGACTTAATCAATGTATATGAGTTTGCGCCAGAACCGGCTTTAATCCTAGAGGATGAACATATATTTAGGTAGTCAATATAGATAACATCCGGCCGGAAATTCTTTTTGAGCGACAATTCATTCAACAAATGTCTGAAATGATTTGCGTTGGCAACGGCAGTCGGATATTCTTTTACGATTAGTTTTCCACTTGCAACCTTTCTCGTCAAGTTTTCTATCTTACGACAAAAAGTATCATATGGCATTTGTGCAACATCTTGAATATTAGTATTCAACAAATTTGCGTCAATACGTTCTGCAATCTTTTCTTCCGACATTTCACATGTAATGTATAGGACATTCTTACCCATCAACAAATGATTTGCCGCAAGGTCACACATAAACAAAGATTTACCAACACCAGTACCAGCGAGACAAATATTAAGAGTTTTCTTTGACAATCCACCCTTAGTAATTTTATTGAATAGATCAAGATGAAACTCGATTTTTTCTTCTACACGTTGATAATATTCAAATCGAGATTCGAAATCATCAATAAAATCGTGTCCAATATTACTATCGAATGATACTCCCAATGCGTCCTGTAGCATTTTTGGCAGCTGTCCCTTGTTTACGGGGTCATCATTTAAAATACTAATCGACTTCATAACAGCATTATATAATGCGCGGTCTTGACACCACTTTTCAGTGACATCAATTTGCCATGCGCTATTTTTATGATCGTCTTTATTCTCTTCCATACTCTTGATTGTTGATACCGATTCTGTATATACATTCTCGCCAACATTCAAATCATCCAAAGAGATCAATAATGAATCCCTAGTCGGATTTGTATTGTACTTTTCAATGTGATGTTGTACCATATCAAATATTACTTTATTCGATTCGGTTACAAAATATTCCCTTTCAATAAAAGGCAGTGTTTTTCTCACATATTCTTCGTCCGAAAAAAGACAATTCAATACTGTTTGTTCAGTCAATTCCATTAAGTTTATTCGCTTCCTCTAT